TCATGGTGATGAGTTGCGGCAGGATGGTTGGAGAACCGATCCACACCAGGGAACCACCCTGCTTTACCCGCGCAAGCATTCCGTACACGTCTGCGAAGGCAATCGCACCCGCACCCGCCCGACCAATGTCGATCCGGGCCGGGGAGTTCGTCACCCCGAGGGGTTGCCCGACTCCGGTGCCGCTCATAAACGCCGTGTCTTCCGCACCGGCAAGGCAGAGCCGAAGCATCGTTTCAATGGTGCTTGATGCCGCCTGCCAGTTCCGAAGCAGCTTGTCGGTGATGATCGTATGACCGGCTACCTCGTGCGGGGTCAGTTTGATTTCCCGTAACTTGAGGTCGGTTTCCGGCTTGGTGTCCCCTTCGTCGATCCACTGCACGGCCATACCGCCGTACATGTTCTGTGCGGCCCCCTGATCGAGAGAGGGGAGCGTAACCATTGCGTCCGGTGGAGAACCGGCGGGGATGACGGTACACCTGGGCCGGAAGATAACGCCCTGCGGGTCTACCATTCTTAACTGCGGCAGGAACTGGGTCGGGATGGCGAAACCACCCTCTACCCCAACGCCCATCGACTGCTCACGGGTTTCCTTCTCGACGTAGTTCAGCCTCTCGTCCTGCGGCTGGAACCTGACCGAGTGCAGAAACTCCCCCATGTCACGGAAATCAGGGGTGGTCGTCGTGGCCGCCGTACTCATGCGAATGGTTCGCTGTGGTTCGGCCAGCACGGTCTCGTCCTCGATCATCTTGTGCGTCCGGCTCTCTTCCTTCTTGAGCCGTTCCACCTCGGTGTCCAGATATGCGAAGTCGGCCTCTTCCGCTGCCGTCAAGTCACGCTTCTCGCCGTCTGCCGTGTCCAGCATGGTAGCCATCACGGCAAGCCCCTCGCCCTTCCGCTTTACGATGTCGTTCAACCGTTCTCTCAGAGTCATTTCTTGTCACCTCCTATAGTGTTTGCTGTTGCAGAGTGATTCGCTTCCTGCGTATGTTTGTGTTTCTACGATCTGCCGTCCTTCCCTTTTCTATTTTCTTTTCTTCCCAGGCTGCCTGTCGTAACGAAATGTCCGTGGCCTCATAGAACGGGTACGTCACGGGGCTTACGTCAAAGAGCTTTACCTTGCGAATGGTGCGGACCTCATCGCCGTCAATGGTGTCCCAGGACGCATCAATGGTTTCAAACGCGAACGATGCCTGGTTGATGTCGCCCCGCTCTATCGACTTGATAAGGTCGTTCCCGGCGGTAGTGTCTGGAACGTCGATGGTCATGGATAGCCCAACATCGTCCTCAACAAGTGCCAGCGTCCCGGCTTTGTTGCGCCCGAGAACGATGTTGGGGTCGTGGTTGAACAGAGCGCGAACATCGTCCTGACCTATGGAGTCCTTGAACGCACCGGGCTCGATCTTCTCGCGGAACCAATCGGGACCATCGACCACGTTGAACACGGCTGCATGGCCCTTAATGGTGCGGCCCTTGGTGCCGTCTTCCCGAGTCTCGACGGAAAACGCCCCGACCTGGAAAGTTCTAATCTCCCTCTTCGGGGTCTGGTACTGCTGCCGGTGGTTCTGGTTCTGTATTGTCATTGGGCTTATCCCCCTGTTTGCTCGGGTCTATTGCGGGGTTTGCAAACTCGTCCCCGCCTTCTCTCGGGTTCATGTCCTCCAGGGCACGAACCTCGTTCGGGTTCATCCACCGTGCCTGTATCGCACTGGCGTATCCCTCGTAACGGGTCTTGGTGTCGCCCCGGAGTAACCCCTCGATCTTGAATTTCCAGAAATATTCCTTCTGCTCCTCCACGGTGAGCAGCGCCTTGTTTGCGCTCTGCTCGATACGAACCACCCACGGACGAATGGTGTGCGTCACGAACGACAGCATGAACTGCTCTGCCGATGCGTAGGTGCTTGACTTGTCGGGGTGGCCGATGAGGATGGTGGGCACCCGGAAGATCCGGGCTATGTCCTGCACCTGGAAGTTCCGAGTCTCAAGGTATTGAGAATCCTCATTTGTCAGACTGACCTGCTGCCACTCCATGCCCTGCTCGAAGACGAGTACCTTAAACTTGTTGCCCCCGGTCATGCCGTCCTGGATGCTTTCCTTGAGGTCTTTCTTGGCCGCTTCCTTGAGCATCCCCGGCAGCTTGGCAATACCAGAGGCACGGGCGCCGTTCTGGAAATAGGCAATGCCGTGATCCTCGGCTACCCTTGCAAGCAGAATGGACCGGCGGTTCAACTCGACAGGACTTAGACCAACGAACCCGTCAGAGGAAAGCCCCTTCATGTGCCAGATCGCATCTACATCGAACAGTTCGACCTTGCCGTCATCGGAGGTGTACTCGTATTGAATGATCTGCCTGGCGGCGTCCTTCATCAAAGGCTTTATGCGGTCAGGCCGGATGGGAACGATGCGAAGGATTTTCCCGCCGCCGTTGCGCTCGAGGAACGCATAACTGTTTCCACGCAGGCACAGGTGCGCCCCGGCCATCTCGAAGAATTCAAACGCAGTCTGAAAGTTGTTGGGGGAGTCGTGAAGCATGGGGAACAGGGGGTGGGCCCTGGCCGGTTCCTTGGACTCGCCGGCGCCCCGCTTGTAGAGCACCATAGGCAGGGATGCGATAGTCTCAGAGATAACCCGGACGCAGGAGTAAACCGCCGACTGCCGCATGGCACCATCACCGGATACGTCATAACCGGCCTGGGCCAGAGAGTCAGTCAGTTTGATTATAAAGTGGCTATTGTCGGACAGACTTGCGCCACGCTCCTCAGTCGGTGCCTTACGGGACCAGAATGCCAATGCGGGTAGCTCCCAAATGATTAGTGGTGTTCCATTTGGGAACTATGTTAAAGCAGGGGTGTCAGAAGATGCTAGTAATATACATATCAAAACACTATTGTTTAAACAATCTGACCACTATTCTTCGGTGGTGCAGTTAAATATCCGTATAACCTCCGAGGTTGGTACACGAATGGAGCCGCCAAACCTCCTTGCGCCCAGTGTGCCCTGGTCTATCCAGAAGTAGATAGTCTGCTTTGACACCCGGAAGAAGTCGGCCGCCTCAACTACTGTGAGCAACGACCGGGGCGGCAAGTCAGGGAACCCTTGTGAAGACGATGTTTTCGACATTTATCCCCTCCTCTGCCCTGCGTTCCCTACTGTGGTGGGTCATAGTGTTAAACTCGTTGTCCAGAGAATACCCGGCTTGCTCAAAGGTGGCCGTGATTATTCCCTTAAGGCCAGGGTCCACCTCTATGAGACAGGACTCAAACGCTCTAGACTTTAGGCTTTTCGTCATACCCCTTACAATTTGCATCTCCGAACCGTCAACGTCGATCTTGATATGGTCAAACGGGCCGTGTATCAGCATCAGGTAGTCAACGGTGTATATCCTGACGTACTGCCGTCCTGTCCCATCCGTGGCCTCGTAAGACCCCCCGGTGGTGCCAGCCTCTACGGTATCGAACCAGAAGTCCCGCATTTCGTCCTTTGCTCCGGCCCCGCCGCACATCACCCGCATGGGTAGAGCCCTGTTGAGTTGCCGCTGATTGATAGCCAGGGCCATGAAGTTACCGGGGTGCGGCTCCAGGGCCAGGGTTTGAACCCGCTTCTTGGCTGCATACAAACTATACAGGCCGATGTTCGCCCCGATGTCTAGGAACTTGCTGCCGGCCTCGAAGGATCGTATCCAGGCCAGGGTTTCCGGTTCCTTCGATCCTGCCGAGGCGGCCCGCCATCGCTCCAGTTCTGTCTCGGCCCGGATCGTTACCTTTGCATCGTAGTTGACCAGCATGGTGTTCATTCGATCACCTCCAGGGTGGCAAGGCCACGCTCGAGTAGATCGTTGGCTCTGTCCCAATCTTCAATATCGTTCAGGTCAAACCCTTCGGCCTCGGTTGTGATGAATGGCACAACCTCCGAGCCGGTATGGTCGTTGAATTCCTCCACGAGTTTCCGGGTGAATATCTGAATGCACCCGCTTTGGATATATGCCTTCGGTGCCTGCTGTGTGGGCAGATCATAGTAGTTGATATGCTGGTGTAGAAGCGGCTCAATGCGGGCTATGGGGGCATTAACATACGGCTCGTACCACATCTTGAACGGGGTTTCCTTGACCTCCCGAACAGCCCGCAACGAGTCTGAGGGCTGGCTTTCGGTCCAAAGTTTCCACGCCCGGAGTATTGTTTTCGCCGTTCGGAACGGGTTGGTCGGCCGCAACAGCACGCAGTCGGCTGCGTCAGGTACACATTCCAGGGCGTGAAGTATCCACAATAAATCCGTAGATTTACAATCAGGGCGAGGGGATACTGCTAGATGACGTGGCCGGTCTATCACATCGGCCCCGTACCGCTTCGCAACCTTGGCTATCTCCGGGTCTTCGGTCGATACATAGATGCGATCGAAGATGCGTGCTCTCTTTGCCCCGGCGATGGCATAGGCCAGCAGCGGGTGCCCCGCCAGGTGCTTGATGTTCTTCCGCTTGATGCGCTCCGAACCGCCTCGGGCCGGGATGAATGCGACTATGGACATGGGGCCTCCCCTTTCTTGACTAGCACATAATCGTTCAGGCACATTGGCTTGCCGTCCTTGAATTCGGATTCAAGCCAGTCCTTGTCTGTTTGGGGAAAATATTCAACCCTTACGGTGACGGGTTCATCAATGGAAACTCTTACCTGGAACCACTTGGTTCCCTTTGGCAACCCCAAGACCTTCATCAACATCTGCGGGAAATCGTCAAAGGCATCCATCACCATTTCGTATACCCCCCATCAACGAGCCAATCCTCGCCAGCCAATTCCTGACAGCAACACGCATAGAGCAGGGTTTGCTGCAAGGATTCCTTTGACACGGTGCGTCCCATCGGGATCTTGCCCGTGATCTTGGCAAGGAACTCCTCGGGCAGCTTCCCGGAGATGTACGGGCCGAACCCAGGACACACCGCACGGATGCCGTGCCGCCCGTATTGAACCGTGATGGACCGAGCCAACTGCTTCAGGGCCGCCTTGCTGGCGTTGTATGCTACCGGCTTCTCGAACCCGCCCGAGTAGTTTCTCCAATCCGCACCGATGTATCCCATAATACTGCCGATGAACACGATCACACCGCCGCCGTTCTCGATCATGCCGGGTAGATACAACTCGATAATCCGGGCGTGAGCGTTCACGTTCACCTGCATGGTCTTCTCGAAGTCGTCGAAGAACCGTGCATCAGTCTTGGTCGGGGGGGTGTCGATGGCAGCGTTGCAGACGATGATGTCCGGGGTGATAGGTGGCAATGCCGCATAACGGAAGTGTGGCAAAGAAAAGTCAAATTCCGGCAACCCACTCCCCCACACCAAACAGTTGTTACCTTCAAGTGTCTGCCGCCATATTGGACCAAGGTTGCCCCGGTCCCCGACGAGCAGGGCGGTCTTCCCGGTCAGGTCAAATAGGTTCATCCTCGTCTTCCTCCTTCTCTGAATGGACCCACGCCGCAAAACGCGTTGCAACGTAGCAAATCAATATCCCAAGACCAAAATATAGTAGCGTCAGGCCCAAGTGGAGCAGCGTGTCTGCCACTATCATTCCTCCCCCACTACCTCGTGCGTGAGTGGCCCCGCCGTGGATGCCTCTGCCGTCAGGGGTTTGCCTATGATGCCCTCCATCTCCCACGGACGCATAGCCTTCGGGGTTGTCGGGCTCCGGGCCGCAAGGTCGCCCGCCTCGAGGACGTGGCCGGCCGGAAGGGTCCGGGTCGGGTAAACCGCCTTTTCCATCTTGGAAAGGCTCGCCTCTTCCTCGGGCAGCCGGTACTTGACCCCCGCCCCCACCGCCTCCTTTGCCCTTCGTAAGTCCCGCACCAGCCGGCGCATACCCTCGGGTTGCAGACTCATGGCATGGTCGGAACCCTTGGCCCCGCGGTTCAGCGTAAAGTGCTTCTCGATGATCTGGGCGCCCCACACCACGGCGAGTTCAGCCAAGAGGATACCGCTCTGGTGGCACGAATACCCTATGATACGGTCCAGGTATAGCCGTAACTCCCTGATAGCCGATAGGTTGGCATCAGTGGCAGGGGTGGGATACACGGCCACGCAATGGAGGAACGCAGCCGGGGTGGCCCCCGTTGACAGTACCGCCCGGAATACGTCTGCAATGTACGCTCCCCCGGTCGAGATAATCATGGGTTTGCCCTTGGCTGCAACGTGCCTAATCAGGGGGGTGTTCGTCAGATCCCCGGACGCTATCTTGAAGCAGGGCACCCCCACCTCCTCGAGGAAGTCGGCGGCCTCTTCGTCAAACGCCGTGGCGAAGAACTCTATATGGATCGACCGGCAAAACCGCCTGAGTTCGTTGTATTCCTCCCGACCGAACTCAAGGGCCGCCCGATGCTCCCCGTAGGTACGCCCGAAGGCATGTTCAGAGTTGTACGGGGTAGCCATGAACGCCTTGGTATAGCACTTGGAGAGGGTGCGCTTCTGCAACTTCACGGCATCACAACCGCACTCCTTCGCCACCCTGCACATTTCGATGGCGGTTTCCAGGCTGCCGCCGTGGTTGTGGCCTACCTCCGCAATGACAAACACGTCGCTGTCGTCCGTTATCCGGCGGTCCCCTATCACAAGTTCCGGCATACATCCCCCTTCTCAATCCAGAGTGATAATTCCTC